TCAGGCGTAGACCAGCTGAGATTGGAGATTGTGATGGCGGGCATGGACATGGACTTTCCTGGCGGCAAGGCGGGGCGTTGCGGGCAGGTATTGATCCATGGCGAAAGTCTCCGGTTGGGCGGCTGATGTAGAGGCTGCGGTTACGGCATGCAAGCCGGATGCCCCCGCCCAGTGTGCTAAAAATAACCAAATAGGTTCTTTTCTATTGACATCGTCACGCTGATATGGCACAAGTATCACATCATGAAGAATTGCGAGTCGGGCCGGTGCCCCTTCCGATGCGGAGGGGCGCATCGGCCCGTCTGCTTTTGGAGGTGGCGATGGATCTGGTGGTGAAGAGCGGAAAGGGGCGATTGCTGGTCAAGGCGAAACGGTCGCCCCGCGAGCTTTCCGAGCGCAAGCGCGACGCGTTCATCCAGCATCTGCGCGAGACCTGCAACGTCAGGCTGTCGGCCGAGCGGGTCGGCGTGTCCTTTTCGACCTTTTACAAGATACGCCAGCGCGATCCGGCGTTTGCGGCAGCCTGGCAAGGCGCGCTCGACGACGGCTATCAGCGGCTGGAGATGGGGTTGCTCCATGCCGCTTTGGCCGTGGTGGAAGGTCGGCGCCCGGATGGAAGCGAAGCGAACGAAGGCGCGGTGATCGCGCCGATGACGATGGAGCAGGCGTTTCGGGTTCTGGGGCGCCATGAGGGGAGCGTTCGCGGCGGGAAGCTGCGCAGCCTCCGCCCCGGCAAGGGCAAGATGCCGACGTCGGACGAGACCGACGCGGAGGTTTTGAAACGGTTGCGATCCTGCGCCGCCAGCGCGGCTGGGACCAGCTGTAGCGATGGCGCAGGCGACACGCGACGTCGTCGGCGATGTCCTGGAGCTGTTGGGCACGCTGACGCCGGGGCAGTTGCGGCGTTTGATGCGCGACCTTCCCTTGAAATATCGGCGCGAGCTGATCGAGCGCTGGCAGGGCTGGGCGCAGGACGGGCAATGCGAACCGCCGGGCGACTGGCGCATCTGGATGATCCGTGCCGGGCGCGGATTCGGCAAGACGCGCGCGGGCGCCGAGTGGATCAGCGAGTGGGCGCGGATGTTGCCCGAGGCGCGGATCGCGCTGGTCGCGGCGAACGATGCCGACGGGCGGCGAGTGATGATCGAGGGGCCGAGCGGGCTGCTCGCGGTGGCGCGCAGCGACGAGACGCCGCGGTGGCGCGAGGGGCTGCGCGAGCTGCATTTCAGCAGCGGTGCGGTGGCGACTCTTTATTCGGCGGCCGCGGCAGAGAATCTGCGCGGGCCCGAACATCATGTCGCCTGGTGCGACGAGCTAGCGAAATGGCCGGGCGGTGAGGTGGCTTGGGACAATCTGATGATGGGACTGCGGCTGGGTGACGCTCCCCGCGTTCTGGTCACGACGACGCCGCGGCCGACTGCGCTGATGCGGCGGATCATGACGCTGCCGGGGTTTGAGGAAACGCGCGGCGGGACGAACGACAATCCCTATCTGCCGTCCAATTTCGTCGAGGCGATGGTGGCGAGTTATGGCGGGACGCGGCTGGGGCGGCAGGAGCTGGACGGCGAGTTGCTCGAGGATGTCGAGGGTGCGCTGTGGACGCGCGCGCTGGTCGAGCGGTGCCGGGCTGATGCCGGCAGCATCGGCAAGCCGGTGCGCGTGATCATCGGCGTCGATCCACCGGCGACGGCGAAGGGTGATGCCTGCGGGATCGTGGTGGCGGCTTTGCTGCGCGACGGGCGGCTAGTGGTGGTCGAGGACGCGAGCGTCGAGACGCCGCCGCCGGGCGTGTGGGCGCAGGCGGTCGCGGCCGCGGCGGCGCGCTGGGGCGCCGACCGGATCGTCGCCGAGAGCAATATGGGGGGCGAGATGGTCGAGGCGACGCTGCGCCAGGCCGACTGCGCGCTGCCGGTGGTGCCGGTGCATGCGAGCGTCGGCAAGGCGCGCCGGGCGGAGCCGGTCGCGATCGCTTACGAGCGCGGTGAGGTGGTGCATGCGGGGGTGTTCGCGGCGCTGGAGGACCAGCTTTGCGGGCTGCAGGTTGGCGGCGGTTATGCGGGGCCGGGGCGGTCGCCCGACCGGGCGGATGCGTGTGTTTGGGCGCTGGCGGCTTTGTTGGAGGGGAAGCGGAAGGGGCGGGCGCCGGGGGTGCGGCGGGTTTGATCAGCGCCGAGCGCGGCTTTTGCGAAAGCCATTCCTCAAAACGGTGTAAATCGCCAGACCCGCCAATAGGAGAATCGGGAGACCGACAAAGGGTAGGATAACAACCCAGCCAGGCCATAAGTCCGCGCCTATCGCGACCGAGTTGCCAGGGTCTTGGGGATCGAAGCGAACCTGCAATGAGCTGCCGACAGGGTTTGAGGACGCAAGCGGACACCCACCTTCGCCGCCCTCATGCTGAACCCCTTCGACTGAAAAGCGATATTGGAAGCGGCAGGATCGGCCGAGGAGTGACGGCGTGGATTCTGTGACTATGGCGCGCGCTGCGACACCTCCGTTCAACACCGCGACGCGGCGGTCATGTTCGGCTGCTGCCAGGTACCAAATGAGGCCAAGTGGGATTGCAGCTAGGAACGTAAGAAAGGCTGCTGCACCCATTCCGCGGAAGAGTTTGCGATTGGATCGGCGCCACATGGGTATGGACATATCAACTGCTCGCAAGCCCTTCAATCAGGATGGGCGGGCGGCATGTAGTTCCATTGTCACCCCGGACTTGATCCGGGGTCCATGATTTCGGCGCCGCTGTGGATCCCGGATCAAGTCCGGGATGACGAAAAAGTGGAATAGGCGGCCCCCGGGTCGAGCCCGGGGTGACTAAATCTGGATCGGCGGCGCTGAGGCGCACCGGGCCCGGGCTTTCGCTGGGCGACAGACAGGAGAACATCATGAACTGGTTTGGCCGTAAGGCCGCGCAGGGACCTGCGCGGCCCGCTTTGTCGCGTGTCTATGGGACGTGGTCGGTTCCCGCGCCGCTCAGCTGGGAAGCGCAGGTGCGCGAGGGCTATTTGTCGAATGCGATTGTCCAGCGGGCGGTGCGGCTTGTTGCGGAAGCCGCGGGCAGCGCACCGGTGGTGGCGAGCGATCCCGCGCTGGGTGCGCTCGTTGGGGCGACGTCGGGCGGGCAGGGGCTGGTCGAAACGCTCGCGTCGCAGCTGCTGCTGCACGGCAATGGCTATGTGCAGATTTTGGCCGATGGGGCGGGGGCGCCGGCGGAGCTGTTTGCGCTACGGCCCGAACGGGTGACGGTCGAGGCGGATAGCCGCGGGTGGCCGGTCGCTTATCGCTACAAGGCGGGCGGTGCGGGGGTGGTGCTGCCCGCCGAGGATGGCGCGGGGCGCGTCGCGGTGGTGCATGTGAAGGCGCTGCATCCGCTCGACGATCATTATGGCGCGGGGTGTCTTGGGGCGGCGAGCGCGGCGATTGCGGCGCATAATGCGGCGGCGGTGTGGAACCGTGCCTTGCTCGACAATGCGGCGCGGCCTTCGGGCGCGCTGGTTCACGATCCGGGCGACAAGGGGATGCCGCTTTCGGCGGAGCAGGTTGACCGACTGCGCGAGGAATTGGCCGAGAGCTTTGCTGGCGGGGCGAATGCGGGGCGGCCGTTGCTGCTCGAGGGCGGGCTTCGGTGGCAGGCTTTGTCGCTGTCGCCCGCCGAGATGGATTTCCTGGCGCTGAAGGATTCGAGCGCGTGCGAGATTGCGATGGCGTTCGGGGTGCCGCCGATGCTGCTCGGGCTGCCGGGGGATGCGACATATGCCAATTACCGCGAGGCGAACCGGGCGCTGTGGCGGCTGACGGTGCTGCCGCTGTGCGCGAAGATTTTGGGGGCGGTGGCGCAGGGTTTGTCGGGATGGTTCGACGGCGCGGAACTGCGCGTCGATTTGGATAAGGTGCCGGCGCTGGCCGAGGACCGGATGGCGCTGTGGCGCGAGGTGTCGGCGGCGGATTGGCTGAGCGCCGACGAGAAGAAGGCGCTGCTGGGGTTGGAATGACCCGAACTGTCACCCCGGACTTGATCCGGGGTCCATGACTTCGGCGCTGCTGTGGATCCCGGATCAAGTCCGGGATGACGAAAGGAAATGACATGGATGAGGAAGAGGCGCTGGCGCGGTTGATCGCGCTGGCGGGGACGAGCGCGGCCGGAGCTTCCGGTGCGCCCGATGCGGCGTTGCTGCGCGCGGTGGTCGAGGAGGCGAGCGAGCTTGGGGCGCGGCGGGCGCTGGCACGGCTGGGGCTCGCCGACGAGGCGGCGCGCGATGATGTGAGCGATTTGCGGCAGCTGCTGGGCGCGTGGCGCGATGCCAAGAAGAGCGTGTGGGCGGCGGTGGTCGACTGGGCGGTGCGCGGAATGCTGGCGCTGCTGGTCGTCGGGCTGGCGATGAAGCTGGGGTTTGCGGGGCTGCTCAAATGAGCGTGCGGTTCGCCGGCTATGCATCGGTGTTCGATCGGGTCGATCGCGGGGGCGATGTGGTGCGCGCCGGGGCCTTTGCAGCGAGTTTGCAGGCGGGGCGGGCGGTGCCTTTGCTTTGGCAGCACCGGCCGGGCGCCAGCATCGGCGTGATCGAGACATTGGCGGAGGATGTGCGCGGACTGCGCGTGGTGGCGCGGGTGACGCATCCGGCCGCGGCGGCGCTGGTGGCGAGGGGCGCGCTGACGGGGCTCAGCTTTGGATATCGGGTGCGGGCTGTGCGCGGGGAGAACCCGCGCGAACTGACGGCGCTCGACCTCGCCGAGGTGAGTTTGGTGGCGGCGCCGATGCAACCGGCGGCGCGGGTGATTGCGGTGGTGAAGGAGTGACAAGCATGGACGATATGGAAGTGAAGGCCGATGCGCTCGATGGGGCGTTCGATGCGGTGCTGGCGGCCGAGGCGGTCGATGAGCTGAAGGCGTCGGTCGCGGCGCTGAAGGCGCAGGTCGATGCGCAGGCGGTGGCGGCGTCGCGCTTGCCGCTCGACGGGGCGAAGGCCGCCGATCCGGCGCGCGATGCCTTTGTCGAGCGTTATCTGCGGCGCGGGATCGATGCGGGTGTCGAGATGAAGAGCCTGTCGGGGGCGTCGGGCGGCGAAGGCGGTTTTGCGGTGCCGCGCGAGATCGACGGGAGCATTGCGGCGACGCTGAAGACGCTGTCGCCGATCCGTAGCATCGCGACGGTGGTGCAGACGGGGACGAGCGGCTATCGCAAGCTGGTCGCGACGGGATCGATGGGGACGGGCTGGGTCGGCGAGACCGCGGCGCGGCCCGAGACCGCGACGCGCAGCTTTGCCGAGATCGTCCCGCCGACGGGCGAGCTTTACGCCAATCCGGCAGCGAGCCAGGCGATGCTCGACGATGCGATGTTCAACGTCGAGGACTGGCTGGCCGAGCAGCTCGGCCGTGAGTTTGCGGTCGCCGAGGGCAGCGCGTTCGTGAACGGCAATGGCACGAACCGGCCGAAGGGCTTTCTGACTTATACCGCAACGAACGAGATCGACAGCGTGCGCGCGTTCGGGTCGCTGCAATATCTGGCGACAGGGACCGCGGGCGCCTTTCCGGCGTCGAACCCGCAGGACAAGCTCGTCGAGCTCGTCCATTCGTTGAAGGCACCGTATCGCCAAGGCGCGAGCTGGGTGATGAATTCGGATACGCTGAGCCGCATCCGCAAGTTCAAGACCACCGATGGCGCCTTCATCTGGCAGCCGGGGATGGTCGAGGGGCAGGCGGCGACGTTGCTGGGTTATCCGGTAATCGAGGCCGAGGATATGCCGGACGTCGGCGCCAACAGCCTGTCGATCGCATTCGGCAATTTCCGCGCCGGCTATCTGGTCGCCGACCGCGGCGAGACGCGCATCCTGCGCGATCCGTTTAGCAACAAGCCCTTTGTGCATTTCTATGCAACCAAAAGGGTCGGCGGTGCGATCATCGATTCACAGGCGATCAAGCTGATGAAGTTCGCCGCCAGCTGATCTGGCGCGCGATGGGCGCTCGGCCATGCTCTCCCCTTTCGGGCGGGCCGGGCGCCAATTTTCCTGTCATCGATATTGGAAAGGATGGCCTTGCCATGCCGACTCCCTTTTTCGCCGACCTGGTGCGCGAGCTGTGCCAGGAGGGCGGGACCGGGCCGCTGGCGCCGACGGGCGCGGTGCCCGGTCATCGCCGTTTTGCGGGCACCGTGCCGCCGGACACGCCCTTTCATTATGCCGTCGCGGGGATTGCGCATACCGCGCAATGGGAAGTGGGGCTGGGCCGGATCGACGCGTCCGGCCGGCTGGTGCGCGACAGTGTCGCGGCCTCGTCGAACGGCGGCGCGCCGGTCGATTTCGCGGCGGGGCTGAAGACGATCGCGCTGACCGTCGCGGCGGACTGGTTCGCGACGCGCGAAGCCGACATTGCGGCGCTTGCCGTCGATATCGAGGCGAAACAGCCGCTTTCGACGACGCATGGCGACGCGGAGACGGGCGCCGACGGCGACCGGGTGACGGTTCGTCGCGGCACCGGCTGGGTCAATATCCCCCTGTCGACGCTGGGCTTTCGCAACAGCGACGGTTTTCATGCGCTCGACGGGCCATTGGGGGCGCCGGGCGGAAGCGCCGCGGCCCCGGCGGTCAGCTTTGCAGCGGATCGCGACACCGGCCTTTTTCGCGCGGCGAGCGACAGCATCGGCTTCGCAACCGGCGGTGCAGAGCGGCTTCGCCTGACATCGACCGGTCTCGCCATTGGCGTCGCGACGCCCGACGAAAAATTGCACGTGGCAGGGTCGGCCAAATTCAATGGTCCCGAGTTTCCGCGCATCATGTTTCTGCGCGACGGTATCGCCGCGTGGACGATTGGCGGATCGGGGACGCCGGGCGACAATAGTTTCAACCTCCGGCTCAATGGCTTGCCTCCATTTCTGGCGATCGGGACCGACGGGGCGTTGCGGCCGGGGAGCGACAACAGCTTCGCCATCGGCGACGCCAGCCATCGCTGGTCCGTCATCTTCTCGGCGACCGGCGTGATCAACACGTCGGATGCCCGCGAAAAGAGCTGGCGCGGTGATCCGACTGCGGCCGAAATGGCGGCGGCGCGGCGGATCGCGGGCGAACTCGGCTTCTTTCAATGGAACGATGCGGTGGTCATCAAGGGCAGCGAAGGCGCGCGTCTGCACTTTGGCGTCCGCGCGCAGGCGGTCTGGGCAATCATGGCCGAAGAAGGCCTGATCGCACCCGCCACGGCCGGTCAGTCGCCCGACTGCCGCTATGCCTTTTTGTGCCACGACGCCTGGCCCGAAGAATGTGACGGCGACGATCGGGTGGTGCGCGCGGCGGGCTATCGGTTCGGTATCCGGCCCGACCAGCTGACGCTGTTCCTGCTTGCGTCGCAGGAGGCGCGGCTGGCGGCGTTGGAGGCGGCGGCGTGATCGATGGATCGGCGCTCGCGGCGCGGGCGATCGGAGATGCCGCGCGGCGCGACATTGCGAGCGAATGGGCGGGCCCCGAACCAGCAGCCGCGCAGACGCCGTTGCCCGTGCCGCGCGAAACCCGTCGCCGCATGATTGTGCGCAACCCCTGAAGCAAAGGAACGGTCATGACGATGATGGTGAAGGATCCCGGCACGCGCATCGATTTCGAGATCGACTGGGCGGCCGCTTATCCAGACGGACAGGCGATTGTCGCGAGCGTGTGGACGGTGGTGCCGGGCGAGGAAGGCGGTCTGTCGATTGCGGGGTCGGCGCATGATTTGACGCAGGCGACGGTGACGCTGGCGGGTGGAGTCGCGGGTCATGTCTATCGCGTGACCAATCGCGTCACGATGAGCGATGGGCAGATCGACGAACGGTCGGTCGCGGTGCGGGTGGAGGAAAGATGATGGCGACTAGCGCGGTACCGGGCGAGATGCCGGTTAATCTGAACGAGGCGCGGAGTTGGCTGCGGATGGGCGCGACCACCGACGACGCTGTCGTTGCGCAGCTCGTCCGCGCCGCGACGAACATCTGCGAAGCCTTTATCGGCCAGTGGCTGATCGTGCGCGCGGCGGAAGAGGTGGCGCCGCTGGCCGACAAGGTGGTCGTGCTGTGCGTGCGTCCGGTCGTCGGGGTGGGCGGCGTGACTTTGCTATCGCCGCAGGGCGAGACGGTGTTGCCGGACGATCGATACGGGGCGATCATCGGGCGCGACGGCACGGCGCGGATCACGGTTCACGAGCCGGGCGAGGCGGCGCGCGTGCGCATCGCCTATCGCGCCGGAATAGCCGAGGATGCGAACGCCGTTCCCGAAGCGATCCGGCAGGGCATCATACGCATGACGCAGCATCTGCACGACGCCCGCGATGGTGAGGGCGCCGCGCCGCCGGCCGTGATTGCGGCGTTGTGGCAGCCGTGGCGGCGGGTGACGTTGGGGAGCGGACGATGAGCGGCGCCGAGGGCGCACTGCGCGCGCGGGCGCTCGAACTGCTCTCGCGCGACGATGCGCTGGCCGGGATCGTGCATGGGATATTCGACGGCACGCCGCCGCGCGCCAGCGCGCCCTATGTCGCGGTGGGTGCGGCGGAGGGGGCCGATTGGGGAACCAAGGACCGGCCGGGGCGCGAGGTCCGCCTGACGCTGACCCTGGTCGGTGTCGGAAGCGCTGCCGACGATCGGGCTGCAGCGCGTGTCGAAGCCGTCGTGGCGGCGCTGCGCGGGCCAGCGGGCGCCTGGTCGGTGGTCGGCGCGCGGACGACGCGGACGCGGTTTACCTTTGCGCGCGACGGTGGCTGGCGGCATGAGGTGGTGGTGCGGTGCCGGTGTTTGGCGGTTTGACAGGCCTCGACGTTGCGGCCCCTCCGTCAGCCTTTCGGGCTGCGACCTCCCCATGGCTGCCCGAAGGGCAGTTTACCCTGAGCGGCCGGCCTGCCGCCAGCCGAAGGGCCACAGGGAGGATGAGATCGCTTACTCGCCCGGCATCGAGTTGTTCGATTTATAATCCTTGAACTTGTCGGTGAAATTGGCGTGGTAATCCTCGATCTGCATGTCGGCGTCTTCGGACGCGACCTTTTCGGAATCGCCACCCGAGCGGCCGAGCGCGATCACCGCGGCGCGGAACGCGGCGCGTTCGGCCGAACAGTTCGCCTTGAGCGCCATTTCATATTCGGCTTCCTCCACCTTGGCCTCGAGCGCCTTCTTCATGTCGTCGCGCAGGCACTTGGTGAAAGCGGCGCGCGTCGTGTCGACCGCGCCGGTCGGTGCCGGTGCCATGGCGGCCAAAAGCAATGTCGTAATCAGCATCCTGCGACTCCCCGTTAGCAGTGATTTTTTACCCGAGGAGATTAAACGATGGCGATTGAAAATGGGAGCGATTTTCTGCTCAAGATCGGCGATGGCGAAATGCCGCCGACATACCAGACGGTCGCGGGGCTGCGCACCACGCAGCTGTCGGTGAACGGCGAAGCGGTGAACGTCACGACCAAGGATTCGGGTGGCTGGCGCGAGCTGTTGTCGGGTGCCGGGGTGCGATCGGTTTCGGTGAGCGCGGCGGGCATTTTTACCGGATCGGACGCCGAGGTCCGGCTGCGCGGCCACGCGCTGGCGGGGACGATCGACGATTATGAACTGCGCTTCGAAAGCGGCGAGCGGATGCGCGGGCGTTTCCTGGTGACGCGGCTCGACTATGCCGGCGATTATAATGGCGAGCGCAATTACACGCTGAACCTGGAATCGAGCGGCGTGGTGGCGAGCCTGTGAGCGGCGCAAATATCCTGCGCGGCGAGGCCGAACTGCGCGTCGGCGAGCGGGTGTTTGTGTTGCGCCCGAGCTTTGCCGCGCTTGTCGCAGCGGAGGCCGAGCTGGGGCCGCTGTTCGCGCTGGTCGAGCGCGGGGCGGACGGGCGGCTGGGGCTGGGCGAGCTGGCTTGCCTGTTCTGGCACTGTCTTAAGGAGCGGCCCGACGGGCTGACGCGCGAGGCGGTCGGCGAGGCGGTGGTCGAGCAGGGGCTGGCGGCGGTGACCCCGGCGCTGCGCGTGCTGCTGGGGCAGATATTACAGGGACGATGACGTGGCGGACGGTTGGCTGGGGCCTGCGGCGATCAAGCTTGCGGGCGTGATGGCGCGCGTCGCGGGATGGCGGCCGGGCGAATTTTGGGCCGCGACGCCGGCCGATGTGCGCGCGGTGCTCGCGGGCTGGGTCGAGGCCGATGCCGAAGCATCTCTCGACGGTGCGGCGCTGACGGCGATGATGGAGAGGTTTCCCGATGGGTGACGAGGTCGACGAAATGGTGGTCGCGGTGCGCGCCGATACGGGCGCGTTCCGGCGCGACATTGCTGCGCTGCGTGCCGAGCTGGGCGGGCCGCTGGTTGCCGAGGCGGATCAGGCGGGGCGCGCGATCGAGCGGGCGTTGTCGCGCGCGATCGTCAGCGGCAAGATGGGGTTCGAAGATCTGAAGCGGCTCGCGCTGTCGGTTATGGCGGACATTGCGCGCGCGGCGATTTCGAACGGGATCGGCGCGGCGATGGGCGGCGGGTCGGGGGGTAGCGGCGGCGGCAATTTGCTCTCGCTCGGAACCTCGATTGCGATGGCGCTGTTCGGCGCGCCGGGACGCGCGACGGGAGGGCCGGTGAGTGCGGGGCGTGCTTATCGCGTCGGAGAGCGCGGGCCCGAATTGTTCGTGCCGACCGCGAGCGGACGCGTCGAGGCGGCCGCCGACGGTGTGCGCAATATCGCGATCACGGTGAATGTGCGGGGCGAGGCGGGGAGCGAGCCGCAGCGGTTGGCGCAAACCGGGCGGCAGCTGGCGCGCGCGGTGCGGCGTGCGGTTGCGAGCGGAGAGGATTGATGGGCTGGGCTTTGGTAGCAGCGGCCGAGGCGCATCATCGCAAGGGCTGGCTCAAGCGGTTCGATCCGCGATTCTGGACGGTCGATTTTGCGCGGCCAATGATGGCGAGCGTGACGAGCGATACGCCGGGCGCGATGCGCGTCGAGACGGTCTTTTACCGCAAGCAGGATCTGGCGGGGCTGATCTGGGACGCTGAGGATCGCTGGGACCATCCGTTACTCGCCTATGAAACGAAGCGCGATTTTCGGCATACGCAGCTGACATTCCGTTGGCGGTCGGGCGGGGTGAAGCCGCTCGATGCCTTGCACGGTCCGACGCTGACGATCGAGGGGCGCGATGCGGCGGGGGCACCGCGGGCCTGGTATGTGCGGTTGTGGAACTATGCCGAAGGGACGGGCGAAGATGCCGTCGTCAGCCTCGATTTCGACGCGCTGAGCGGTGGCTTCCTGTTGCCGGCCGAGGCCGATCCCGTGTGGGCGGGGGACATCGACCGGATGTTGATTTCGCTGGTGCCGCCGACTTATGACGGCGGCGACGGCGTGCTGGGTGCGCCGGCCGCGGGCTGGGCCGAAATGAGCGAGGTCGCGGCTTCGGGATCGGGATCGGTGCTGGCGATCGGCGATGTTGTGATGCCCGAGCATGGGCTCGGCATCGCGAGCGGTTACGACGACAGCTATCACCTGACCCCGGCGCGGCTGGTGCGGCAGATCGTGCAACTGGGTTATCGTGGCGACGTCGTCCATTATGTCGGGATGAGCCATTATATGCGGCTCGAGGCGGCGAGCGGAGAATTTCGCGCGAGTCTTGCGGGCGGGGTGCTCAACCCGCCGTGCGCAGCGTGGCATGCGGGGTTTGCGGCGGCGTGCCGCGACGCGGGGCTGGGGGTGATCTGGTCGCTCTCCTACGAATTGTTCGACGCCTATTGCTGGGGCGACTGGAAGCAGCGCGCGAGCGACGGTTCGCCCGCGCTGACCGGATGGGAGCCGTCATCGACTTTGCTGTCGCCGGCGAATGCGGCCGCGATGGGTTATTTGCAGCTGGTTGCGCAGGCGTTCGTCGCGATTGGGGCGGGGGCGGGGCTTCCACTGAAATTCCAGGTCGGCGAGCCTTGGTGGTGGATCGCGAGCGGTGGGCGGATCTGCGCTTATGATGCGGCGACGACGGGGGTTTTGGGCGCGGCGAGTGTGGCGATTGCCGATGTGCGTGGAATGCTGACGGGACCGCAACTCGCGATGCTCGATGCGTTGGGGGCCTTGCTGGCGGGGTCGACCGCGGCTTTGGTTGCGGCGGCGCGCGACGAGGCGGGGGCGGCGGGGCTGGTCAGCCATTTGCTCGTCTATCTGCCGACGGTGCTCGATCCGGCGGCGCCAGCGGTGCGGCGCGCGAATGTGCCGCTTGGGTGGGCGGCGCCGGCGTTCGATGTGCTGCAACTCGAGGATTATGACTGGGTGACGGGCGGGCGCGGGGCGGAGACGGCGAGCGGGCGCGCGGCGATGGTGCTGCGGCTTGGCTATCCGACCGACGATCAGCATTATTTTTCGGGTTTTGTGCTGGCGGCCGAGGATCGCGCGCAGTGGGCGGCGATCGCCGAGGCGGCCGATAGCGCGCGGCGCGCGGGGGTGGCGCGGACTTTTATCTGGGCGATGCCGCAGGTGGCGCGCGACGGCTTTGTGACATTTGACGGGGAGGATGAGGTGCAGGCTTTCGATACGGTAGATTTTCCGCTGGCGATCGGACGCGAGGCGATGGTCGCGACCGAATTTTCGACGCAGATCGTGAGCGCGCCGTCGGGGCATGAGCAGCGCGCGAGCGAATGGGCGGAGGCGCGGATGCGCTATGACGCGGGGCCGGGCATCCGGTCCGAGGCCGATGTGCGGATGCTGACCGACTTTTTTCGCGCGCGGCGCGGCGCGGCGCGGGGGTTTCGCTTTCGCGATCCGTTCGATGGCAGCTCGGCAGCCGACGGCGGGTTGCCCGCGGCGGCCGATCAGATGCTGGGCGTCGGCGATGGCGCGCGGCGGCAGTTCGCCTTGGTGAAGCGGTACGGTGCCGGTGACGCGGAACAGGTGCGCAGCGTGCGGCTGCCGGTCGCGGATAGCGTGCGCGTGTCGGTCGATGGGCTGGAAACGGCGGCGTTTTCGATTGCGGAGGGCGAAGTGCTGCTCGATGTCGCGCCGGCGGTCGGGGTAGCGGTGCGGGCGGGCTTTCTGTTCGACGTGCCGGTGCGCTTTGCCGACGATCGGCTGGAGGTGAGCCGCGCGACCTTCCTCGCGGGCGAGATGGCGAGCGTGCCGCTGGTCGAGGTGCGTGCGCCGTGGTGACGATGACGGCGGCGCCGGGCTGGCTGCGCGAAGAGCTGGTGACGCTGGCGTGGTGCTGGCGGCTGGCGCGGCGCGACGGAGTGGTCGTCGGGCTGACCTCGCACGACAGAGATCTGATGGTCGGCGGAATACTGTACCGCGCGGCGCCGGGGATGAAACCTTCGGCGCTGGAGACGAGCGATAGCCTGGATGTCGCGACGATGGACCTGGAGGGCGCGGTAACGAGCGACGCGATTGCGGCGCGCGATCTGGACGCGGGGCGCTGGGACGGCGCGGAGCTCGAGCTGTTCGTTACCGACTGGAGCGCGCCCGACATGGCGCCGGTCACGGTGGCGCGTGGATCGCTGGGGGCGATCGAGCGGCGCGGGCCGGCCTTTGCGGTGGAGTTGCAGGGCGTGACGCGGGTACTCGACCGGCCGGTATGTCCGGCAACCTCGCCGTCGTGCCGCGCGGTGCTCGGCGACCGGGCGTGCCGGGTCGACCTGGCGCGGTTGACGCATGCGAGGCGGGTGGTTGCGGTCGATGGGCGCATGGTGACGCTCGATGCCGCTGCGCCGGGGATGGCGTTCGGCGAGCTTATGTGGATCGAGGGCGCCAATTGCGGATTGGCGAGTCCGGTGATCGCGGTCGAGGCGGCGGTGCTGTATCTGGCCGAAGCGCCGGCGTTCGCGGTCGCGGGGGCGGCGCGCGTGCGGCTGACCGAAGGGTGCGACAAGCAGCTGGCGACCTGCCGCGGCCGCTTTGCGAATGCCGTCAATTTTCGCGGCGAGGCGCATTTGCCCGGCAATGACCTGCTGACGCGCTATCCCGGTGGGTGAGATTGGAGCGCGCGCCTTTGCGGCGGCGCGGGCGATGGTCGGGGTGACGTTCCGGCCGCAAGGGTGCGACCCGGCGACCGGGCTCGATTGCGTAGGGCTGGTGTGGGCGGCCTATGCGGCGGCGGGGTACCGGCTGGTTCGGCCGGTCGGTTACCCGCTGCGTGGCTGGTCGCGCGAGCGGATTGAAGCGGCGCTGGAGGCGACGGGGTTCGTCTGCGTCGATGAGACTATGCGCGCAGGCGATGTCGCGCTGATCGTGCATCCGGCGCGGCAATATCATCTCGCGCTGTTGGGCCCAGAGACATTCATTCACGCGCATGCCGGGCTCCGCCGGGTCGCGGAGGCGCCGCTCGATGTAGCGACCCGCGCGGCGGTGCGCTGGCGGCTTTCATAATAGGGGACGGAAATGGCGACTTTGGTGCTGACGGTGGTCGGCGGGATTGTCGGTGGTCCGATCGGCGCCGCGATCGGGGCGGCGGTGGGCCAACAGATCGACGCGGAGATTTTCAAACCGAAAGGACGCGAGGGACCGCGGCTGGCCGATCTGAAGATTCAGGCGTCGACCTATGGCCAGCAGATCCCGCAGCTGTTCGGGACGATGCGCGTCGCGGGCAGCGTGATCTGGGCGACCGACCTGATCGAACGGCGCAATAAACGCGGCGGGGGCAAGGGGCGGCCGTCGACGACCGAATATAGCTATGCCGTGTCGCTGGCGGTCGCGCTGTCGTCGCGGCCAATCAGTGGGATCGGGCGGATATGGGCCGACGGCAATCTGCTGCGCGGGTCGAGCGGGACGTTCCAGGAACGCTGCATCTTTCGCTGGTACGATGGGAGCGCGGACCAGGCGGCCGATCCGCTGATCGCGTCGGCGTTGGGCATCGCGTCGGCCAGCGCGTTTCGCGGATGCGCCTATGCGGTGTTCGAAGAGCTGGAGCTCGGCGCGTTCGGCAACCGGATTCCGTCGCTGACCTTTGAAGTCGAGGCCGATCCAGCGGCAATCGATATCGGAATAGTCGGCAATAGTTTGTTGGAGGAAACCGCCCGCTGCGATGGCGAATGGCCCTTTGCGGGTTATGCGGCATCGGGCGATCGGATGCGCGACGCGCTCGCGCCGTTGCTGGAGGCGGACGGCGTGCGGCTGCACAGCGGGCCGGGCGGATGGCGGATGGCGCCGGCGAGCCTGACTGGAGCGCCGCTGGCGCTGGCCGATTTTCGCGAGGCGGGGCGGGGCGGGGCGCCGGGCGACCGGATCGAGCAACGCCGCGCGCCGCTGTCGTCGCTGCCGGGGACGATCCGGCTGCGGCATTATGAGCCCGACCGCGATTACCAACTGGGTCAGCAGACGAGCCAGGTGGCGGGGGGCGGCGTGCGCGAAGAGCGGATCGACTTGCCCGCGGTGTTGCCGGCGACGTCCGCGCGTGCACTGGCGCAGCGGCTTGCCGCCGCGGCGGCGGACGGGCGCGAAACTTTGGTCTGGCGCGCCGATCTTGCGGCGCTGGCACTGACGGTCGGGCATGTCGTGGAATTGGATGACGGAAGCCGCTGGCGGCTGGCGGCGCGGACGGTTCGTGGGAGCGACGTCTTGCTGGAGCTGAGGCGCCACGAGCCGCTGCCGGCCGCCGAGCTTCCGGCCGAACCGGGCGTTCCGGTCGGCGCGCCCGATTGGCCCGACGCCGTCGGGACGGTTCGCCTGTTCGACCTTCCCAACATCGGAAGTCCGGCGGCATCGGCGCCGCGGTTAGTGATTGCCGGTGCCGGCAGCAACGACGGCTGGCGCGGCGCCGATTGCTGGTTTGTCGCGTCGCCCGGTGCCGAGCCGATCCCGGTCGGCACCGTGCGTCCGGCCGCGGCACTCGGTGCGCTAACCGAGCCGCTTGCGGCAGGGAGCGATTGCCTGTTCGATCTTTCGAACAGCGCCCTGGTCCAGCTGGTCAATCCTGCGATGACATTGGAATCGGTTGGCGACGCCGCGCTGCTGGGCGGCGCGAACCGGGCGATGGTGAGCGGCGAATTGCTGCAGTTCGGCGTCGCCGAGGTTGTCGGACCAGGCCGCTGGCGCCTGACACGATTGCTGCGTGGGCGGGCCGGGACCGAGAGCGGAATGGCGCATTTGGCCGGGGCGCCGTTCGTTCTGCTCGATGATCCGGCGCTCTTGATAATGTCCGAGACCCTCGCCGCTTTGGCAGAAAGCGGCGCTGCGACCCTCGAATGGGCACCGCGGGGCGGGACCACGCTGACCGAGGTTGACGTGCCGGTGGCCGGCCGGGCGCTGCAGCCGCTGGCTCCGGTGAACGGGAAGGTCCGCGCCGATGGATCCGGCGGCGTGACGATCGATTGGGTCCGACGCAGCCGCGTCGACACGGGGTGGCGCGACCATGTCGATCAGCCGCTTGGTGAAGCAAGCGAGGCGTGGCGCATCGCATTGGTGCCACCCGTTCCGGGGATTGGGCCATGGGCAAGCGTGTCCCCGACATTGAATATCGGTGCCACCGACCTCGCAATGCTGCCACCCGGTTGCACGATCGAAATCCGGCAGGTGGGGGATTTCGCGCTGTCGCCGCCCCTGTCCCTGTCATTGACGTAAAGGATGAGTCATGACCGACATGCCGACCACGCCGCGCTTCGCGTTACCATTACTTGCCGTAGCACAGGCGCAGAAAGAGGTGACACACAACGAAGCGTTGACGCTACTCGACGCGTTGATTCACGCCGCCGTCGAAGCCGGGCCGCTTGCCGCGCCGCCCGCAAGTCCCGTCGACGGGCAATGCTGGATCGTGGGCGCGGCACCGACGGGCGCCTGGACGGGACAGGGAAATGCGATCGCAATCCGGACAGAGGGCGGATGGCGATTTGCGCCGCCGCGCGAGGGGATGCGGGCGACGCGCCTGACCGACGGCGCACAGCTCCGCTTCGGCGGGGGCGTATGGGCCGCGCCGGGGACAATCGCAGCGCCTTCGGGCGGGTCGACAATCGATGCCCAAGCGCGTAGTGTGCTCTCGACACTGATCCTTCACCTCGCCGCGCAGGGTCTTCTGATATCAGGCTGAATTTCGGTTCATTGACATCGCAAGTGCGACTTTTTGGCAACAGATTGACGATTTGTTAGCTTGCACGGAACCAAAGCGGCGAGTAGGACGTCCTCGAGACGTATATCTCAATTGAAAGGGGAATTATTATGAGGAAGCTTGCCGTCGCTCTGGCGTTGGCCTCCACCGCCCTGGCGTCGCCTGTTTTGGCGCGCGACAACTCCTGGTATGTTGGTGTGGGTGCTGGCGCAATGCTCGTCGAGGACCTCGATCTTGATATCGGCACGGTCAACAATGCCGGTACGCTGGATCATCGCGCTGGCTATGATGCCGAAGGCACCGTCGGTTATGACTTTGGCGGTTTCCGCGCGGAAGTCGAAGTCGGTTTCCGTGAAGCCGACATCAAGTCGGGTCGTTTCTCGACCCCCGGCATCCCGCAGTCGGCTGCCGGAACGGGCGCTCTGGCGACCGGTTCATTTGACCTCGCCGGCGATACCAATGCGCTGAGCTTCATGGTCAACGGTATGCTCGACTTCGGCGACGACGACGGCCTTCAGGGCTTTGTCGGCGGTGGTGCCGGTATCGCGCGCGTTTCGGTTGAACCGGTCTATGCCGGCAACTTCCTCGACGATTCGGACACGGGCTTTGCCTGGCAGGCGATCGCGGGTATCCGCGCTCCGCTCAGCGACAACATCGATGTTGGCCTGAAGTATCGCTTCTTCAACGCCGACAAGATCGACCTGGTCGACCAGCTCGGCCGCGATGTTTCGACGCGCTTCCGTTCGCACTCGATCCTGGGTACGCTGACGTTCAACTTCGGTGGTGCTCCGGCGCCGGAACCGGTGGCTCCGCCCCCGCCCCCGCCCCCGCCGCCGCCTCCCCCGCCGCCTCCGCCGCCGCCGCCGGTCGTGGAATGCGCACCCGGACCGTATATCGTGTACTTCGACTGGGATCAGTCGAACATCACGCCGGAAGCCGCTTCGACGCTCGACAACGCGATCAGCGCCTATAACCGTGGTTGCACGGGTACGCAGGTCATGCTCGCCGGTCACGCTGACCGTTCGGGTTCGGCCAAGTACAACGTCGGCCTGTCGGAACGCCGCAACACCGCGGTTCGCAGCTATCTTACCGCTCGCGGTATCTCGGATGGCTCGATCAGCGCGCAGGGCTTCGGCGAAAGCCGCCCGGCCGTTGCAACCGCCGATGGCGTCCGCAACGACCAGAACCGTCGCGTGGAAATCACTTACGGTCCGAACTCGGGCATGTAA